CAAATGTAGCACCTGCATTAAATGTGGCAGCTCCTGCTTCACTGCCGTCTATTGTTAAGAATGTTGTGTCAGAGCCACCATCTGTGCCTTTGAGTATAATGTCAGTGTCGTTACCTTGTGCATCTATTGTAATGTTACCTGCAGTTGTTGTGACGTTTACTGCAGCATCTCCTGCTGTTACATCATCAAAGGCAGTTGTTGTATCTACTGTAGCAAATGACAAGACACCACTACCATTGGTCTTCATAAACTGTCCGTTGCTACCATCTGATGCAGGTACAGTGAATGTTGTACCACCTGACTCTAGCTTGAGGTTAGAGCCATCTGATGTTATGCTTTCGCCACCATCGTCAAAGAACTTGAGCTTGCGTCCATCAGATATACGTGCAACCTCGTTACCGTCAAACTGTTGGAAGATAACATCCTTTGCATCTACTCTTGGCTTTACTACTGTGCTACCTGATGCATTAGAGAAAGAGATGTGTTCTACACCTGCTATCTTGAAGTCAATGGTATCGTCTGTATCTGCCGTAATAGTTGTATCTTGGTCAGCGTCAAGAATCATCTCCTTGCCGTCAAGGTCTATCGCTGTTCCATTTATTGTACTTCTTGGCATATTATTCTCCTATGATAGAGTGCTTTCCATGTGGGCTTTGTAAGCTTTCTTTATTGCATCTGTCCATACTGCGTTAGCTATAGACTGCACCTCTGTGCTTTCCTTAGATATGTCTGTATCAGCGTGTGTCCAATATGCAGCCTTAGTTACCTTACCATCTGTATCCGTTTCAGCAGGAGTATATGAAGAGTTAGTAGGTAGTACTACATGGCGATGATAAGAACGTGACAACTCCACACCATCCTCTTTTATTACTGTTGCTGTTCGTACTTGTATGTGTTTGAAGTCACCTACAACTTCTATTTTGTCTTGTATTACTTCTTTTGTTATTGCCATTTTTATCTCCTTTTGGTTAATGGACTGTCCGTCAAGGCTATCCCACCTTGATATATTTATTGTTATACCATGTAAAATCCTGATTTAAAAATTTGTCCCCCATTATTGAAATCATTATTAGTTACAGCATTACCTTGTTGGCTGTTAAATGCTGCTGTGGTTGAGCTTGTTCCCATAATCAAAAAATTGCTCTTGTTGACATCATCATTATTAGTAAACGCTGTTACAAACCCCCCTCTTGTAGCGTTAGATGAAGAACTAGAAAATGGAAACCCTGATACTGTAAAAGCATTACTACTACTATTGCTTGGAATAGTAAACACAAAGTTAACGTATACAACTCTTCCTATTTTAACGTATGTGCCTGAGTTTCCAGTAAAAGTAACACCATTACCTGTAGGTGTCCATGTTCCTTCTTCATAGTCATCTAATGTATTAGCTGCAGCAGTGTCTGTTCCAAAAGCGATACCACCATTGTTAGCATCAAGTCTTACTCTATTTGTACCATCATTGTTTTGAAGAATTAGCTTTCCATTACCAGAAGTGTCTTGTTGCATAGTAATCATTCTATTGCCATTATCGTTAAATAAATCTAGGCAATTTTGATTAGAATCATCTTTGTTTTGAATGGCTACCGTTGAGGATGAATTTATTGCTCTCCCTATAGCTATCTGGTCAACACCACCGTCAACAACTAGCATGTTAGCATTGCCGTTGCTTTCCACACGGAAGTCTACATCATCACTGTCCTCATTTATTACAACAGCACTGTCTGTAATAGTAACTTGGTCATCATTACTAGAAGATTGGTCATCTATACCTGTTAAACCTACAGATACTGTAGCAAAAGATAACGTACCACTTCCATCTGTTCTTAGAAACTGTCCACTACTTCCATCTGATACATTTAGTTGTGTTATACCTACACTGTTGTTACCCAACTTTGCACTTGTAATCTGTGAGTCAGCTATGTGTGCTGTATCTATAGAGCCATCAGTATAATGCTCACTATTTATAGCATCATCAGCAATCTTAGCACCTGTTATAGCGTCTGCTGCTATCTTAGCTGTTGTAACTTGTAAGTCACCAAGATGTGCTGTGTCAATAGAACCATCTGTGTAGTGTTCGCTGTCTATCGCATCGTCTGCAATCTTAGCTCCTGTTACAGCATCTGCTGCAATCTTTGCTGTGGTTACAGCCCCACCTGCTATTGCATCTGCATCTACACTAGCGTCTGCAGGTGTATGTGTACCTATTGCTCTGTTTACGTACAGCAAGTAACATGAATCAGTGCTTGCTACTGCGTCTGAGAAAGTTATTGTGCTTCCTGTAGCTGTATATGATTTACCTGAACCTTCCTCCTGTTTTACGTTATTGATGTAAACAAGAATGTCTTTACCTGAAGACACAGCGTGGGTTAGCGTATACTCTGTGCTACCGTCCCCTGTGATGGTCTGTGTTTCAAGCGAGGTAAATATATTAGCAGGTGTGTTGCCTATATATGCCATTAAGTAATTTCCATTATTGAGAGTGAGCCACTTAGTTTGTCAGCGACTGAACAGTCTATCCTTATTTGGTCTGTTGTTTCTAAAACAACTTTGTTTCCTGAGAGTAATTCTACAGAACTGCCTACAGGTATGGGTATATCTTTTGCTAGAAAAGCTGTGCCGTTGGTTACATCGTTTGAGCCACCTCTATTGCCTGTATCACTTACTAACTCTACTTCTGCTGTTACTTGAGCAGTGTGTATATTTGTTAGTATCAATCCTAGCACAACGGTGGTTACTCCTGAACCTGCTGTGTATACTACGTATGGTGTACCTGCAGAGTTTGGTTCTGCTGCAAAAGTTACCACCTTAAATGTATTTGCCATGTTTTTCTCCTTATCCTAATGCAATGGCTAGTGCTACTGGGTCGTCTGTAGTAAACCCTGCACTTGATAAATAAGTCTTAACATCTGTTAAGGCTACTTGTTTCATTGTACCGTTATCGTTGGTTACAACTCTATCTGCATCAACGAGAGTGGTAGAACTTGCTGACGTTCCCCCATCCATAATGTTAAGTTCAGTAACAGTTACAGTTGCACCGTCTAATATGTTTAACTCTTCAGGTGTTGATGTAATCTGTGTTGCACTTGCTGCAGCTAATACAGGTAGTGTACCTGATTGGTTGGGTAAACTAATTGTTCTGTCTGCTGTTGGGTCTACTGTTGTTAGCGTTGTTTCATGTGCATCGTCAGTAGCACCTTCAAAGACAAAAGCGTTTTGTATATTTACTGTTGTGCTGTCTACTGTTGTAGTTGTACCACTAACTGTAAGATTACCTGCAACAGTTACGTTAGCACCACTCATGGTTATGGCTGTTGTGGGTGTAGAGCCTGACTGTATTACTAGCTCACCACTAGAGTTATTAAAGTTACCAAAAGTTGTGCCGCCGTCTTTTAGTGTGACATCCCCACCATCTGCGTCTAATACGATGTCTGTTGTGGCATCAAGCGTAATTGTAGAGCCTGAGTCTATCTCTGTTATTATGGGTGTGGTAAGAGTTTTGTTTGTTAGTGTGTCTGTAGTAGCTCTACCAACGATTGTGTCTGTTGTAGCAGGCAGTGTTAGTGTAGTATTGCCTGAGAAGTCAGCGTGTGCAGGAGCTTGTAATTGAGCATAGTGTGCGTTACTAGACTCACAGTAAAACCTTACATAAGACTGCGCTCCTGAGTTCTTGATAGAGATAGCACCTGATTGCATATCAATACCATTCGAACCATCTATTCGCACAACACCACTGCCGTTAGGTGTCAAGGCAATATTACCATTTGATGTTGACACAAGACCATTGCCGTTGACATCTAAGTCTCCACCTAACTGAGGAGTGCTGTCTTCTACAACATTAGCAATAGCACTTGATGTAGCCAAACCTGATACGAGTGTGCTTCTAGCTATCTTCTTTAGTCCACCACCTGATGTATCTACAGCAAGTAGCACATCATCGTTAGCCACTGTGGATATTTCAGACAAGTCTCCTACAGCAGTAGGATTGAAGTTTGTGCCGTCTGCTATAAGTAAGTGACCTGATGTGTTTGTTCCCATAGTCAGGTCGTCACCACTAACTGTTAAGTCACCTGCTATTGCCACGTTTTGACTTGCATCTACAGTGATTGCAGTTGTGCCACCTGTCGCTACAGTAATAACATCAGAGCCAGAAAAAGTTATGCTTGTGTCGCTGTCTGCATCTCCTGCAATACTATCTAACTGTACGCTACCTACGTTCGTTATGTTCTGGTCATTAAATGATGTAGCACCAAGAGATACTGTACCTGTGGCTGTAAGATTGCTAGAGCCTACATCTATGTTACCAAAGTTAGATGATATAGCACCACTGTCAAGTGTGCCTACAGTCGTGACATTTGAAAGAGTGTCAAGAGCAGATTCAAAGTATGTTTCAAAGTCAGTCAGGGCAACTTGCTTCATTGTCCCTGCATCGTTTACTACAACTCTGTCAGCGTCTGCTAATGTTGTTGATGTAGCAGATGTATCACCATCCATTACGTTTAGTTCTGTGGCAGTGGATGTAACACCATCCATAATGTTCAACTCTGCAGTGGTGGCTGTAACACCGTCCATAATATTTAACTCTGCAGTTGTAGCAGTCACGCCATCTAATATATTTAACTCTGCTGTTGTTGACGTTACACCGTCTAGTATGTTTAGTTCTGCTGTTGATGCTGTAACACCATTTATAGAGTCTATGCTTACAGAGTCACTTGCTAGTGTTAGAGAGCCACCAACAGTAAGATTACCTGATATGTCTACAGCACCATTTATATCAACCGTGGTGGCTGCAAGTTGTATCTCTGTATCTGCTACAAGGTCAAGCTGTCCGTCTGCACTAGAGTTTATGAATATGGCTGTGTCACGAAACTGTACCTTTTCTGTGGAAGCTACAAGTATATCGTCAGAGAACTCAAAGTAGTCCTCGTCTTCCATCCACTTTAGTACACCATCATTTGACTCACCGTCAAAGGTTACTGTGATATCTGTGCCTGCTGTTCCTGCACCAAAGGTAAGTGTGTTACCTAATAGCTTTGTGATAGGACCTCCTTCAGCAGTTGTCCCATCGTGTGTGTGTCCTGTTGAGGCTGCAAAGGCTGCTAATAACTGATTAAATTCGTCATTAGTGTGAGCAGCCGTGATAACATCACCGTCAGTGTATGAGGACTGTCTTGTGTATGTTGCTCCCATTTACCTTCTTGCTCCTAGTTGATATTCTAATTGAAACCCTTTTAGTGAGTATGGTGCTGTTTCTCCACCATCGTTTACTCTTAGTGCTACAGCAAATCCTGATCCTTCTACTGATTGTCTCAAGAGTGGCTGTGATGCTCCTCCATATGTACCTGTTACAGTAGAGCCTGATCCATAAGTAGCTGTGCCATATACCGCTGCAATGTCGGCTGAGTCTAACTCGTAAGCAGCAGGTCGTGCTGAGTCTTTTGACTCGTAGTCATATCTAACAAACAAGTCTGCATCTAGTGTAGATTCTGGTGCGTAGTTTACGATAACACGTTGCATGTGCTTTCGTATGCCTGCGTCACCAAACGTCATGTCAGGACTTCTGTACTTACCTAGTATTTGCACACCGTCAAATGTGTTGCCCTGTTCCTGTCGATAAACAAAACCATTTGAGAAGTCACCGTGTAAAACTATTACGTTACCTGCTTTTACAAAGCTGTCTGTTGATGCAGGTCGTATACCTCTTGTCTCAGCAAACTCAAAGCTTTGTCCCTTTAGCACACATATCACACCTTTTGTAGAGTTTTTTGCAACATTAGCTTTTGTAAAGAATATCCTGTACTGTGTTCTGTCAGGTATGACTACGCTTTGAAACTCTCCTGCGTCTGCTAGATTAGCATCAAACAAAGACTGCACATTTGAGCTAATAGTACCAAGTTCAACGTCACCAATTCTTGCTGTACCTGCAACTGTTCGTAATCCATCAGGTCCTAGAAATATTAAGTCTCCTGCAAATTCCTGTATTGTGTTGCCGTTTATGCACCCAATGTCTCTTGTAACAGCAGATATGGCAAAATCACTAGAACTTGTACCACTCAGTTTAAATATTCTGTTTTCACAAAAGATAAATAAATTATCACGGAAAACTTTTAGACCTGTTATTGTATCATCTACTTTAATACTTCCTGCGCCACTGCCTGTTGTAAAGTTGTCTTCATCAAAAGGTACACTAAATACTAATGTCTGTGGTGTAGATGACTTGCCTGCATAAAACATGTGGCTGTTAAATGCTGTAACAAATTTAGATCCTGATACTGAGCTTTCACTAACGTCTGTTGCTGACAAAGATGTATTAAAGAACGTAGGAGCATTTGCCCCATCCACAACTATTATTTTGTCGTTGCCGTCAAAGTTATATCTCTCAAAAGCGTATGTCCCTGCGCTACTTCTGCCAGTGTCTATAGTTGTCCAAGTATCACCTGCAGGATCAGCACTATATATGCTTGTTCCTCTTGCTGCTAATACCTTTTCACCAAATGTTGCCACCATAAGTACAGGCTCACTTGATGAAGCAGTTTGTGGTACAACGGCATTAACGTATTTAGCAAAGCCGTTTATTCTTCTGTAACCGCCTTGAATGTCTGGCTCAAAGTTTTCTAGCTCTAGTGCTTCCCCCGGTTGCATCATAAAGGTAGAACGGTTTAAGACTAACCCTCCTTGACAGTTAAACGCAGCAGGACTTGTCTGCGAGAGATCAGGCATTAGTTAAGCACCCCTGCGCTAAAGTAGCCTGTGGGTTGCTGTATCATTGTTGAACGCACATACTCATATTTATTAACTAATAAGCTTTGCATGTTTTTTATACCTTGCTCAAAGCGACTAAAGTTTAACTGGTACTGTGTTGTTTCTCCTCTGTATTGATAGACGTACGCTGTAGCTCCGTCTATTATCACAGGATCAAATCGTGCAGGTATTGTGGTTGTATCACCGTGTGCAGAAAGATCTGTGGGAAAAGCAAAGTAGTCATACTTTAGTGTATAAGCTCTGTTAGGAAAAGGAAACAAAAGAAAATTATTATCTAATGTTCTAACTATAAATCGAGGAACAGCACCGTTATCAAATTGGGCAACGGATGTACCATTGTCATGTGTTGCTGCCGTTGTGCTATTAGCACCTCTTGTACATCCTGTTAATGTGTTAGTGCTAATACCTGTGTATGTTATCTCTTCGTTTTCTATAAAAATAGTTCCTGCAGAATCAAAGCCTGTGGAACTTGTGAGGTCTATTTCTGTTTCACTAGCGTCTAATGCCTCTGCTAGTGTGGTCGTAACTATTTCATCTTCTTGTGTTACGTGTTCTTTATTAATATATTCATTATACTCTAGTATTCTTAGGTTTGCACCCGATGCCCCAATGTCTGAGTCTTTAACTATCCTAGCTGTGTTGTAGTCTACATGCTTTGCATCTGTAGGTATACTATATCTAACAGTTCCCGGAGACAGTGTTTGTGACTTAGTGGTATGATTAAATGGG